TTTAGATCCCCTGCCTTTGCTTCTCCACTTGTAATCTTATCTGTCAGTTCTTTTGCAAGAAGTAAATGTAACTTTTCTAGGATTTTAAAATTTTTATCCATGATTAGTCTTGTTTTTAATTAATATAATCACTTTTTATCTGTTTTGCCAAACAAAAGATACTTAATTTTACCTACAAAACCTAGCTTTCTAACCTTTTTATATAGTTTCATACCTTTTTCATAACGCATTAATTTAGTTTCTATATCTGATATACGCATTATTGCTGAAGTTAGAAGTAAATCTTGTAGCTTGGTGTACTTAACTAGGTCTAAACAGTATGCCCTTACAGCTTCTTCGGGCATTTGTTCTGTCTCACGTTGCTTTACTTCAATTTCAAACTCTATTTCTGGCGGTGGGTTGCCAACAAGAATCTTGAAAAACTCTTTATGGTTCATATCAGTTCATTTTAGGAAACAGTTGATGCTCCAATAGGTCAACAGCACGATCGTCAAGAGTGTTCGAGGTCTGCTTACAGATTGCACGAAGCAAATCCACGATAAGTCGTTTCACAGCAGTTGTAGTAAAGAACTTTAGCAGTATTGGTTTTAAGAGTTTGAGCATAATAATCTTGTGTTACTTTCCAAACATAGCTACATTGCTAGTATTAGACAAGAGTTTACACTTCTATGGAAGATCAAGAAGAAAAAGAAGGTACGGATTGGGGTGAACTTTTTGGTCACGCTGTCCGATTTATGATTCTTGTTTGGTCATTAGCAATGATGACTCTTGGATATATGGATAAAATCCGTAATGACGGAGCTTTTTTAGCAGGTTTGACCAGTGGGGTTTTAGGTTCTTATGGTATCAGTGTGAACAAAAAGAAACCTAACAACGCTGCTAAAATGGTAGATAACAAAGACACTAATGTAGGTATCAAATGAAAAAACTATTATTACTAAGTTTGTTTTTAGTTGCACCTTGTTATGCAAACGGAGTGCCTAGCTGGACTACTGGCTCTAGTAACAGAACTGAAAATACTACTCAAACCATAACTCGATCTGTAGTCACAGAAAAATATGGTGCTGCTGTTAATACTTGGGAAGGGTCTAATATATCTGTAGCTGCATCTGCTGGTATCGCTGGCGGTGATGCAGTATTTACTGTTGCAGATACTTCAAAAGATTGGTCTTTAACTACAACTACAAGGGCAGCAAGCCAAATGATTGAAAAGGTTACACTGAATGACACGATCAGTACTACTAGCGTTATCACTTCTTTGTCTGTCTTCAGTCAGTAATTTAGTAAAAGCCGAAGGAAGCGATACCAACGTAACAGCACAACCTAATGCTGTTGGTAATTCTAGTATTATCAACCAGAATATGAATATTAATAATGGTATGACAGGCAAGCAGCAGTTTGGAAATGTTTTATGTAGTCAGCCTACTATGGCTGTAACTCCTTTTTATACAGGTAATGATGCTCAAGGTGCAGATACATATAGCATTAATGAAGGTTGGGGAATACAAATGAGTTTTATGATACCTCTGGGAGATAATCAAACTTGTATTGAATTATCAAAAGTAAAGCTAGACCAAGCCAAAGAAGAACTAGACAAGCAAGTCCATGATAAGCAGCTAGTTCGTATTTTGAAGTGCGGACAACTTCACGCATCAGGCTACATGATAAATCCTGAGTCTAAGTTCGCATACATTTGCAATGATGTAATCAATATACGAAGTTATGTAAAAGCTAACGCAGAAAAATTTAAGTAGCTAGTTTAGACACCACATAGTACAGGTATGTGAACTCTAGCTACCTTTATTATTATCCATCTTTTCCTTTACATTTGCGACTTCTTTTTTAAGAATTTTAGTAAAGATTTTCTTAAATGTTTTCTTGATAAAAGCTAATACTGACTGCATAGCAATACCACCAACTACACTAGCAACTGAAGCTGTACCTGCTGCTATTACACTAGAAGCTATAACTTCTGGTGCAGGTATAGGCATTTCACCATAGAAAGGTATAGTAAAGGTAGCTATAGCTTCTTCACTTGATAAAGTTTCTTTGGTGTTTGGCAGGTTTGTCGGTATTATCTCTGGTGTTGTTCCTGACACTTCCTCCTTTGAAGATGCTTTTTCTTCTTCAACAAAAGATTCCTGACCTCCCAAACCCGACTCTACCTGTTCCAGACTTGGAAGAAGTAGGGGATCTAGATAAGGTTCTTCCACTATCGGAGGATAAAAAATTGTTTTAGGTGGAACGAGAATAAAATCTGCATCTGGTAAATCAGGCAGATTTATTTCCATTCTTTTTCTTCTTTGCTTTCGCTAATTGAAGCAATAAGAAATCTTTTTTACTAATCTTGCCATCTTTATTGGCATCAATTTTTTTTTGATTTCCTTTAAGCATTAGCTTTTTCCTCTACAGGTGCTTCAAGTTTTTTTTGTTCTTCAACAATTTGACGTTCTACTTCCATCATTGCACCAGTAAACTGATTAAATGTAGTAGATAGCTGACTTCTTTCAAGGCTAAGTTGTTGTAGCCTTTGCTGTAGTTCTTCTATTCTAGTCATAATTTAGTAAAGCTTTTTACCATCAACAATAGCTTTGTCGATAGCTGTAAAAGATTCTGATGTCCAGATAGATGTAGTCTCATCTAGTTTTTTGTAGCCTTTGATAATTTCAAGATGCTCTACATTACGTTTAATTTTAGCTTTGAAATCTTCATCAGTTTCATCTTCAGTTTTAGCAGTACCTATTACAGTAACGCTATCACCAGCAGCAGAATAAATTTCTGCAATTTCATCTGCGGTTTTTTCTTCCATGATTTTAAGAAAGTAGTTGTTTACAGTTTACCCTGCTTCGAGGGCTGTGACTTTTGCGGATAACTCTTGTATTGCTTTTGTAAGGATTGGAATTAATCTACTATAAGCAGCTTCAAGCTTATCAGGATTAATTTTATCTACTAAGTGCATATAGTCATTTTTATCTCCTATAACTTCATCTAATTCTTGAGCAATAAATCCTAAATGTGTAGTGCCATCATTAGCACTAGGTTTACGCATAGCCCAAGTAAACTTTCTGGGTTTTAATAAATTAATTAAATCTAGTCCATCTTCAATATCAACAATATTAGTTTTATCTCTAGCATCAGATAAACTACTGATTGTTTGTACTTGGCATCTTAATGTATTTATATCACTAGATCCTAGTGTAATGGTGTTCACAGAATTATTAGCTGGTGCATCTGCACCATTACCAAGAACAACGTTATTACTTCCTGTTGTTATGTTGTCACCTGCACTAACACCTGCACAAAAATTATTTGATCCAGTTGTAATATTTTCACCTGCAGCATGACCTATAGCTGCATTGTTATTACCAGTTGTGACACTATTTAAAGCAGTTTCCCCAACAGCTGTATTCCCTGCTCCAGTTGTGTTTGCTTGTAATGCATTAGTTCCTACGGCAGTTAGTTGATCTCCAGTTGTGTTTGCTGATAGTGAGTTATGACCGATAGCAGTATTATTAGAGGCACTTGTGTTTAGATATAAAGCATTTTGACCTACAGCTACGTTACTACTACCTGTATTTTGGTTTAATGCTTGTAATCCAAAAGCACAGTTAGCGACACCTGCGGTATTACTAGTTAAAGTTGAATGTCCAACAGCGGTGTTGTTATTACCAGTTATGTTTGCTCCTAAAGCACTGTAACCCATAGCAGTGTTGTAGGAACCTGTTGTATTTGCATCAAGAACAAAAGCACCCATAGCTACTTGTTGTGTTCCAGTAGTATTTGCAGTTAAACAAACATGACCAACAGCAGTATTGTTATCACTAGTATTGGCATATAAAGCAGAAATACCAAGTGCAGTATTATTGTTACCAGTTGTATTGGTATTTAATGCCTGAGATCCTAAAGCAGTGATAGTTCCAGTTGTATTATTAGCACCTGCAGCAAATCCTATAGCAGTTGTATTAGATCCAGTTGTTTGATCAGTTAAAGCATTTCTTCCTACAGCAGTATTATTAGTTCCTGTGGTATTAGCATCTAAAGCACCAGAACCCACAGCCACATTAGCGGTTCCTGTTGTATTCGCAAATAAAGCTGCACTACCAATTCCTGTATTATCACTTGCAGTAGTATTTGAGCCTAAAGCACTCTGACCAACTCCAGTGTTACCTGCTCCAGTTGTAGAAGCATCAAGACAAGCATACCCAACTCCAGTGTTACCTGCTCCAGTTGTATTGGCTGTTAATGTATTATATCCAAGTGCTGTATTATTATCAGCCGTAGTGTTAGCATCTAAAGCCCCATAGCCAACTGCTGTGTTAGCACTTCCAGTAGTGTTTGCTAATAAAGCGATTGAACCTAAAGCCGTATTCTGCACTCCAGTTTCATTGTTTTCTAAAGCACCAACTCCTGTTGCAGTGTTGTTATGACCAGTTGTATTATCAGACAATGCAAGATAACCGATAGCAGTATTACTAGAAGCAGTAGTATTAGCATCTAAAGCCAAAGAACCCACAGCAGTGTTTTGTGTTCCAGTTGTGTTTGCTGTTAAAGCAAAATTTCCTACTGCTGTGTTATTATCTGCTGTTGTGTTTGCTATTAGTGCATTTTTACCTACAGCGACATTGTAATTACCTGTTGAATTAGCTTCTAATGCCTCTCCACCCACACCAATATTCTGTATTCCTGTTGTATTATTTCTCAAAGTGTTAACACCTACAGCAGTATTATTCGCTCCTGTTGAGTTAACAAGTAACGCACGATAACCTACTCCAGTATTATTACTTGCTGTAGTATTTGCACTTAAAGCAGCATAACCAACTGCTGTATTTTGATTTGCTGTAGTATTTGCATCTAGGGCTAAAGAACCAACGGCTGTATTAAGCGTTCCAGTTGTATTTGCAGTTAAAGAATTATAACCAACTGCTGTGTTATTAGAAGCAGTTGTATTTGCATCTAAAGCATAAGCACCTACAGCAACGTTTTGTGATCCAGTTGTATTAGCATATAAACCATAATGACCCAAGGCCACATTATTATTACCAGTTGAACTTTGGTTCATCGCTGTACTTCCAACAGCAGTGTTTTGGTATCCAGTTGTATTACCAGCTAATACTGAACGACCAACAGCTGTGTTATTACTTGCTGTTGTGGTTGCATTTAAAGTACCTACACCAACCCCTGTATTGTGGCTACCAGTGGTTAGTAATTGTAATGATAAACTACCTACACCAGTGTTATTTGTTCCAGAAGTAAGTGCTGTTAAAGCTTGATTACCAATAGCAGTAGCATTTGTACCAGTTACAGCAGCATCTAAGGCACCAACACCTAAAACAGTATTACTAGCAACAGAGTTTGCACCTTTACCTACGCTGACACTGTTAAAAGCTACATCACCAGTTGTACCAGCTTCTTTCATTAAAGGAGTACCACCTGCCTGTGATCCGTCATGTACTACTAATGTTTTCTTTGTAGTATCTACTGTGACTTCTCTAGCAGCACCAGTAAATGAACTATGTTCTGAGGTCGTACCACCTCTAAGTTGTAATTGGTCAGGCATGGTAAATTAGATTCCTCCTAAGTTAAAAGTTCCAGAGCCTTTGGCGAGGGATACTCGGTTAGTTGCAATAGCTTCGTTTGAAAATACTGCACCTGTTACAGCAAGTCCTCCTAAGTCTATACTATTAGAACCTGCTGAAGCTGTATATAAGGTATTAAAAGCTGCTGTAGCAAATTTTGCAACCTCTATCAGACCTTCTCCAATATTTTGAAAAACAGATCCGTTAAAAACACGAACACGTTTATCAACAGTATTAAAGTACAGATCGCCTTCTGTTACCGCATTACCTAAACCATCAACAGTTGGATTTGATGATGCTTCTCCTAAGTATAGTTGTAAAAAATTATTTAGGTAATTTGATGCGTTTGTTACGTTTGTAATATTAGAACCAACTGTATTTACGTTAGATATAGAACCAGCAACGGTATTTACATTTGCTATAGACCCTGCTGTTGTGTTGACATTAGCAATAGATCCAGCAACTAAACCTATATCAGTACCATCATTAGCAACAGTAGTGACGTTACTGCTTATGCCAGCTACAGTTGTTATGTTTGCATTGTTTCCAGCAACAGTATTTATATTACTATTGTTGTTTGCAACAGTAGTAACATTGCCACTAATCCCTGCAACTGTGGTCACATTACCACTTATACCAGCAACAGTATTTACGTTTGAAATATTAGTAGCAACTGTACCTATATCAGTGCCATCATTGGCAACTGTGGTGACGTTGGCTGAAATACCAGCAACAGTATTTACATTGCTAATATTTCCAGCAACAGTATTTACATTACTAATAGAACCAGCAACAGTATTAACATTAGATATGCTTCCAGCAACAGTTGTTACTTCAGTTGCTTTTGGTACTAATCTATGAAAAGTATATGTATTTAATGTTGTAGTAGTTTCTAATATCATTCCGAAACCAGCAGCAAAAGTAGTGCTTGCTGTTGCTCCTGTAACAGTTACAGTTGAGTTCGCTACAGTTCCATTAGAAATAGTAAATTGACCACTACCATTAGATGTATAGGCTGTACTAAAAGCTTGAATACTAATTAAAGTACCAGCACCATTATTTATATCAGGGTTTGTATTAGGAAAACTAAGTTCGTTTGCTATTGGTACAAAACCACCAACATCATCTACTAAATCTATAACTCTTGCATCTATAGCTGCTGTAGTCGCTACTTTATTATCAGCAGAAGTCCAAGTCTCACCTGATTGTATTTCTTCAGCACTCGCTAAGTTATAGAATCTTGCATCTGCTTCGGCTTCTGTATAGTATCTAGCATCTAATACGTTTTGACCAGCACTAGCAGAAGGGTCTAATTCTGTTTCCGTAAAATATCTGCCATCTAAAGTACCAGTGGCTATATCTTCATTTATTATTGTGCCATTAACTATATTTGCACTAGCTATAGTTATGTCTGTTGGTAAAGCACCACCACCTAATTTTGTAAGACCAACAGAATCATTTAATAACTTACTACCATTTATATCGGCAGAACTATTTATATCAGCATCAACAATAGTATTGTTGGTAATCATTGTTGAGGTAACTGAACCTGTGTCACCTGTTGTTACGACTGTGCCTGTTACATCAGGAAAAGTAATAGTCCTATCAGCAGTAGGGTTGGTTACTGATATTGTTGTTTCGTTTGCATCATCACTACTACCTTCAAAAACTATTGACCCTGTAAGAGTTTGTGAACCATCTCTTTTAAAAAGATCATTAGTTACTATGTCGTTTATTTCTTGTTGTGCAAATAATATTTGATCGCTGTTATTATCTAAATCTGTTTCTGTTAAAACACTACCATCTGCAAAATCTACCTTTTTAGCACTTATATCTGTATCTCTTTGAAACTTAATCGCAACACCATTAGCAGGTATATTGCCACTTGTAAAGGTAAGAGTTGATCCACTAATAGTGTAATGAGTACCAAGAGTTTTTAATACACCACCTACAGTTACATCTATTTCAGCAGTTGATAAATAACTAAAAGATATAGAAAAGTTAGCAGTACTGCCATTACCTGTGTGTGGTGTAAATGAAGCTGCTGTGTTGGTAGCCATAATTAATTGCCAGAGAAATTCTCTAATATTGGTATTATATCTTCATAAGCTCTTCTGTTCTCGTTTTCAGCCATTGATTTTATTTTTTTATCCATAATATATTCTTTATAGTACTCTACAGCAACTTTTTTGTAATCCTTCCAAAAAGTTCTTACTGGTTGTTGTAGTTCTTTTCTTATAATTTCTTTTCTTGTTAACATTCCTTGTGCATCAATATTACCAGAACGATCAGCTTCTAACTCCTTCAAAGCTTTGATATTATTTTTATTTCTGGAAAGTTCTAAAATTATTTCTGGAAAGCGTTTACCATTTTGCGGATCAAAGAAAGGTCTGCCTTTTTCGTCATAGCTTATTTTTATAAAAGGTATTAGACTTGTTAGCTTGTTATATTGTTGTGTTGTTAAATTTACTTCATTACCATATTTATTAAATCTAATAGTTTCAAGCGGTGGTACAAGTTTCAAATCTAATCTTCTTATATATTCATCAACAGGATTGTCTTTTTCTTTTCTGTATTTAAAAGGATTAAAATAATTACCAAAAAAAGCACCTTCTGGGTATTCTGCAATTCTGCCTGTTGTCATGCTTCTTATAGGTTCAATATCTGCACTAAAACCTGCTGTATAGTCTTGTAAACTTCTTGTTATCATTGTGCCAAAAATATCCAAATCTTGAAAAGGATTATTAGATAGTTTTAAACTACCAAAATCATTACCTTCATATTCACCATAATCTTCTGTATAGTTTCCTCTATCTTCGATTCTTTCTGTTTGAGGTTTTCTATCTCCTTTTCTAAATTTAGTTTTTCTTTTTGGAAATCTACCTTCGTATGTTTGAGTTCCTAATAATTTACCTTCATTATCACGAAGTTCGTATGTCCATTTTTCACCTCTTGCTCTTGTAATGCTTCTCCATAAAGAAGAAAAAGGTACAAGATTTGCAGCGTAATTTGCTGGCACTCTATAAAATCTTTTTAAAGCACCAACATCACTTGTTAAATCAATAAACTCTGCAACATTTTGAAGCATATATTTATTGCCTATATTTCTTGATAGTAAACCTGTAAGAGCATAAGCAGCTTTGTCATAATCTTCATCACTTACAAAATCTCTAATATATGCCATATCACCTGCAATCATAAATAAAGAACCTATTGGTTCCATTCGAGATAAAAGGTCTAAGTATTCATAATTTGGTAAACCATTATCTCCTCTAATTACATTGCCATCTTCGTCTTTTTGTAAAACTCTAAAACTATAAGGTAATTCATCAGTTCTTTTCTCTCCTTCTCTTAAATATTTATTATGATGACCTCCACCAATAATTGCTAATTCTGCTTCTGGGTCATCTTTGGCTGCTGCTAAAGATATGAAATAAGCCCATAAAAGACCGCCCATAGTAGCTTCTCCGTTAGCTCTATATGCAGTAGCTAAGTCATCACTCAATAAATTATCATTATGTTCTTTTAAAATTCTTCCTATAGTTGCATTATATTTTGGTGGCATACCTCTAAATAAAGTTCTAAAGTCTGGCACACCTGTTCTTCTAATTACTTGTTTACCTATATTTACAGGTGTAGTAACAAAAGGAACTATTGGCCTTAAAGCAGAAGATTTTAATATTTCTGCAAGTTTTTTTGTTTGGGCTGAACCTGCACCATTTAGACCAAATCCTTTGCCTAATTCAGTTGTAAATGTTCTATCTGCTGCATAATCTAAATTTCTTGTATATGCGTCTAAAATGTTTTCATTTGGTACAAAATCAGGAAAAGCAGTATCTTGTCCTTTAGTAAAACTTTTTGTATTAACAATATCTATAATTTCATCAAAATTACTTTTTACATAAATCTGAAAAGATTTACCTGTTAATCCTCTTTCTGTTGCTTGTTGCGTAAGATCACCCATAAGACCTGATCTAAATGCAATTTGTTTTGTAAACTCGTCACCTGCCATCATAAATCTAGAAGGTACTCTAACTCCATGACCAAATAAATTTATACTCTTTGCAAAAGCACTATCACCCATCATTCTTATTGCATATCTTTCATAAGCATCTTGCGTACCAAACATTCTTCTTTCATCAAGAATATTTTTATCAAGCCATAACGCTTTACCTGCTGCCTTAAGACTATCTATAGAAGAGGTAAAAATAGTAGCAAGCTCTCTAGCTGCCCTTATTTTCATTTGTTTATCCATGATTGGACTACCTGCTGCTAGGTCTAAAGGACCAAGAGCAACATTAAACAAAGAACCAATAATATTGATGATTTGTGTTTCTGGTGCTGACAATAAATTATTTATAAACAACTCATTACTAATTCTCAACCCTTTAGCTCCTCTATCAAATAAATTCATACCTTTTACAAGCTTGCTTATTTTTTTACTATCACCCTGCATAGCTAATACTTTTCTTGTAATACCTAACAAACCTTCAATATCATTATTTTGTATATAAGTTTGCATACCTTCATATAACTCTTCTTTTGTTGGTATTAGTTTTTGTTCAGCTATTTGTTTTTTAGTTTTTTCAACTAAATCTCTCGTTGTTGTTTGAAATCTTTCTTTTCTTGCACGTTCAGCAGTTTTTTCTCCACCACCAATACCTGCTTGTACTTCTTCATCAACAGATTTACGAATAACATCTTTAGGTTCCGCATCTATAAGTTGATTTACTCTTACTGTACCTGCTGTTTCGTTGCTTATTTTTTTAGTTGGACCTGCAAGATTTATCATCTTTGATACATCTTCTGACCAATTCTGTAATAGTTCATCTGGTATCTCTTCTCCAAGCATGAAAGCTTGTTCTATATCGGTCATGTATTGACTTACGTTTGTAGCTAACCTTTTTTGTTCTTTTATTGCACCAAGATAAATAACCCTCATGTGTTTTTCTGGGTCATTAGGACTAATTTTTTTCGCTATCTGAATTACTTTAGGCAACAGTTCATCATAGCCCATAGCACTTGCAGCTTCTACTGAAAACTCGTCAGGTATAACAATTCTATTTAGTACTTTACCTGTAGCTTTCCATGTATCATCAGTAATACTTTCTACATCATTCCAAATTTTAGGATTAGGCTTTGATTGCTGTAAAGGCAAATCAGTAGCTTTAGTTTTAGTTTTTTTTGTTACTTTAGTTTTTGGTGCTACTTCATCAAACTTAGGTAAATCATCTAGTACTTTTGTAAATTCATCTGAAAATTCTTCACTACCTACAAGAGTTGCTTTCTTTAATCTTTTAATTTGTTTTAAAGCAAAACCTAATCTTTTTGGGTCATTCTTTATATCCTTCAATAGCTGAATAGTTCTATTAGCCATTTGTTCTGGATTTAATATATTAGGACCACCTGTAACGTCATCAATAAGTCTTACAGCGTATGGTTCTAATACATTTTTTAATTTAGGTAATTTTGTTGCTGCTGTTGCTGTAAGTCCAATAGTTTCTCCAAAAACTGTACCTGTCAAAAATTGTTTTAGTTTTGCTTCACCAAAGTTACTTTCATCTCCTTCTTCTGGTCTTTCTGGTGCAGATAAATATTCAACAATAGGTTTTACAAATCTATTAGTAAGTACTGGATTTTCTATATCAGCTAAAAAATTAAATAAGTTTTCATCATAAGCATCTACACCAACAAAATCTGCTGCTCCACCTGCTGTAAACCATCTAGCACCAGTAGCAATCTTGTCATAATTTTTTATACCTTGTAATGCCTTTATACCTTTTATACCTTTTAGAGCCTTATTAAAACCTGCATAAGGTATCAAAAACCCAGAACCAAATTTAAAAACTTGATATGCTGCACTATCAAGATCACCTTCTTTTTCAAGACCTAAAGCTTTTAAATCAATTAATTCATTTGGATCATAAGGATTACCTTGTATAAAATCAGCTATATGTTTTATTTCATTTGGTATATCAACAATACCTGCTGCTGTAGCTCTTAAAGCAGTAGCTTCTTCTTCTGATCTTGGTTTTAAAAATTCATCTTGAGTTTTAGCAGCTTTTTCTATAACTTCTTCTGTAATTTGATTTGGTAAAACGATTGCACCTGAGTTGCTTTTTAACTGGTCAAAGATTGCTTTAGGTATATCTTTAATACCAAAATTTCTTAGCCTTTCATTCTCTGTAAAGTCATCAGTTTGTTTAGACCCAATACCGAAAGCACCTTCTGGTACTGTATTTTCGTCTTGTGGAATTAAATTTGAGTCTGTCATTCTCTATTCATTAAAAGTTTGCGAGCAGCAATTAAAGATTCTCTGACTAGGTTTGCATCTATTCTGGCAAAATTTCCAGCCTTGTCATTATCATACATACCTTTGCCATCTGGTCCTTGTATTGCAGCAAATTCTAATGCTAAATCTTCATGTGCTGCATTAAGATCATCACTTTGACCTGTAAGGTACGCAGCTAAAGAAGGTCGTTTTCTACCACTTAGTAACATACCCCAGAATAATCTATCTTGATTTTCTGGTGTCATAATATCATCTTTGCTAAGACCAGAATAAACTCTAGCTTCTGTTAAAACATTAGGTGTAAATTGATAAGCTCCTACTGCAAAGACATCACCATCAGCTTGCATTTGCTCCATCTCACCTATAGTTTTACTTGTTATATCCATTTCACCTGCTGTGTCAGTTGTACCACCATTAAAGGCATTATAAAGACCACTACCTAAAGATTCTCCACCTCTTACTAACTCTGCTAAACCACCAAAATCAGGGAAGTTTTCTTGATTTAAAAGTTCTTGTAAATTAAATTCTATTGGCATACCACCGCCATAACCTGCACCCCTTCTATTTTCAAATTGTGGTACAGAAGTTAAATCTATTCCACCTTCAAAAAAATTATTATTTGTGTTTGTGTTTTGTTGTTGGTTTAAATTTTCTTCTGTACTTATATCACCTTCTGTACCAAATTGTTGATTAGCACCAGAACCTACAAAGTTTGGATTTGATCTCATTCCTTCTCCTTCTGTCATTTTAACTTTTAATGGTTCTACTTTTTTAAAAGGATTTCCTGCGTTTGGATATAATTGATTTCTTAACTCTACAAATTCTGGTCTTCCATCAGCAGCTAAAGCTTGCACAGCATATTGTTGTTCTATTGCTTGTACTTCTAAACTTGTAGGTCGTTTACCATTTGTTTCTATATAATCTATGTAATATTTTTTTATCTTATCTCGAACATCAAAACTAATCTTAGTTGCTTTTACCATATTGCTTTTAGTTTCTGCATTAAATGCACCACCCACAAGCATTTGAAACTTATTTCCTACACCTAAGTTATCGTTAACTATATTCATTATGTTATTTGTAGAAGTTTGTATGTCTTCTCCTAATCCATCACTTTCTGCTGCAAACGTTTTAAGATCACCTATTAACTTAATTGCTTCATTGTCCATTGTTGCATGATTGTTTTCTATATCTGAAATAGCTTTTTCTAAATCACTATCTAAACCATCAAATACACCTAATGTAATTTTCTTTTTTAAATCTGGAATAATTTTACTTTTAAGATCAAAGTTATCTGATTTACCTAGCTGATCTATATAATCTTGTTCTTCTTTTGTTGTAAATCTAGGATCATTTTTTAACGCTTCATACCCATTTCGTTTATTTTCTATTGCTGTAGTTTTTTCTGCATCTGTCATATCTACAGTAAGAGGTATTTTATTTATATTTTGAAACTTATTTTTAATTTCTAATTTGTTAAGTAAAGGTTGTACTTGATTTTTGTATTTAATTTTTTGTAATACTAATCTTTCAAACTTTTCATCAAAAGCTGCTGATTTTGTTAAATAGTCTTTATGGCTTCTAAGATCTTTTTCTCCATACTTAACTAAACTTAAAAGCCTATCTGGGAAACTCTCAGCTAAAGCTAATTTTTGTGCAGCATCAGGTTTGCTTACATCTATATCTAATAGTTTTTCACCTTGAGCATAGATATTATTTATAAGAGTTGTATATGTTTTAGTGGCATCTGTGCCAGTAATACCACCTTTATACATATTTTCTAGGTAGTTATTTAAAATTTCACCAGCTTGATCGTCTTCTCCTTTGCTTAAATGTAAAGATGCTTCTGTTAAGACATCAGGCATCAATCCTAAAAATTTATTATATTCAAAAGCACGATTTTGTTTAGTTCCATAATTAGCATTTTTAAACATCTCCTTACTCATCTCAGGTATGTAGATGTCATCAACTACAGTTGAGTCAATGCCTAATTTTTGAAAAAGCTCTAAATCTTCATCAAGGTAACTTTTTCTCCAAGTCCTATATTCATTGCTATCAGTACTAAATTCTTTTAAAAATTTTAATATAGGTTGTCCGTTTTCATCTTTTGCACCTGTATCTATTCTAGTGACATCATAGTCACTATCCATTCTGTTACCTCTTTTTTGAGCTTGTAACGCTACTAAGGATTTTTCATATTGTCTTCTATAAGCTCTTGTACCACCTATTATTTCTCTAGCTGCCTGTCTACCTTCAACTTTTTCAATTTTGTTTGATAAATCAGCAATAGCACCACCATTTATTTCAGCATCTAAAACATCAGCAATAGCTTGTTTTCTATCCTTTTCTGCTTTTTTATTACTTTCGTTTACAAGAAATTTTGTTATAGCTGGATTAACAACTTGCAAGATTTCTGCTAAATCTGCCATGCTACTTTTTTGTATAGCAGTAACAGGTTGTACAAAAGTACTTACAGGACTATCGTAAATCCTTGTGGCTGCTGTGCTTTGAAAACTTGAACTCATAATTTAATAATTAAAAACATTGTCTGTTCTACCAAGTTCAGTAGTAAAGGCACTTGTGGCAGCACCTAAAATAATTGATCCTGTTGAAGGTATTTGGTTATATGCAGTTATAGTATTACTTCTTAATCTGTTTCTGATGTTTTGATATTCTGATTCTGTACCTTGTATATTTCTATCATATTGTCTACTAAATGATTCTAATTCTTGCCTTATAGATTCTCTAAAATTACCACCCTGTCTTCCTAAATCTCTAAACAATAAATTTATATTGTTACCTGCTTGTCCTGATGCTAATAAAGATTTTTGTGCTTGTAATATTTCTATATTTTTAGCAAATACATTCTGTGCTTCTTGTTTTTCTTTTGATGCTTTTTGCTCAGATAAAGCTAATTGTTTATTTCTTTTGTTGTCTTCTGCTGATTGTGTACCTTCTACTTCTTGTTGGAAAGTACCTTCTGCTGTTTGTTTTGCAGCACTTTGCATGGCAAGACCTTGAAAAAGATTTAAACCTCCACTAATACCAGCAGCAAGAGAACACATTTAGGCAATCCTCAGAAATTCATAAAATGGTTTTTCATGTTGTCCATACTTTTCGTGATAATTTATAAAAACAAAACCGAGAGCTTCTAACCACTTTATAGCAGTATGATTCTCTGCATATACAAAATTATATAGGACTTTATAAGATTTCAACAAACTGTCTATCCATTCTCTACCTTTTCTTATTAGTTGTATTTTATATTTTTTATTAGAAAACAATTCATCAGTACAAATCATAAATATACAACCATCTTTACGCACTCCACATAAACCCATAGGTTGATCCTCGTCACCAGCTATTGTTAATATTGTTTTACCAAACAAAAACGACAAACGTAAGGCATCTTCTGGATCTTGTCCTGTCTGATATAAACCTTCAAGTCGATCCATTTGTCTCATGTTTTGACATACATAATTAAGATCTGATAGTTTTGATTTTCTCAAATATCCCATTAAATTCTTCTACTCCTCATGTGAAATACTCCTTCATATTCTGCACTAGCTAACAAGGTAGGTAAGAATGTATTGTTCTTTACATCTATACTTACTCTATCTGACTTACTCATAATAGGTACTTTGAATGTACCTGTATCTAAATTAATCTGACCAATAGAAGCAGAAGCAGCACCAAGCAAACGACCAGTAAATTTATGTAGAG